GCGGCGCTCTTGTACCAATGCTGCGCACTTGTCACGAACAGAGGCATCGGCCGCCTGAACCTGCGTCTGAGGCGCATTGCTGACACCTCCGACCGAGATAGTTGGCTTTGGTGTGAATATGTCTGATGCCGATACTGTCTGAAAAATCGACAGAAATGCAATGGCTAAAACCGTTTTGTGCATGGCCGCTCCCAATTTTTGAGAAGTGTATCAGCGGCAATTCAAGCCAAAAGGAAGCGCTTGAGTTTGCTCCTCTGTGGAAGTAGAGTAGTTTTCTACATCTTTGTCATCGAAGGTGCGGAAGGCTTTTCAGAGGGCTTGTCAGGAAGCGCAGAGGCAACGGACACAGGGCGAGGAGCATCACAGGTAACGGCCCTGAATGACTTTTTCCACTGGAGAAAGGCGGCGCAGTCTCCAAAGGTCTGGAGCTCGTAGCCCATTGCCTTCAAGTCGGAATCTGTAACCGACTGGATGACGACAGCGTTTGTAGAGATTGCGAAGGTGCGGACGACCTTGGAGCCCATGGAGATTACGCCGGTAATGTGGAGCGCCTTACCTTGGAAAGGTTCGGGCATCTCTCCATCAGCTACAGGGTTCTGAGAGGCTTCTGCAGCCGTGACAGTCTTTGTAGGGTTCTGGACTTCTTCGGGCTTAGATGCGGGTACAGCGAGGAGAGGTTTTTCGGAGGATGAAGGCCAAAAAGCCCAGATGGCGAAGACCACCGCGAAGGCATAGAAAACTCTGGAGAACTTCTTCCACCTGGCTGCAAAAGGCTTGACGTCATCAGCCTGCAATTCAGCGACAGCGTTGCCCTGGGTGTGACTTTTGTACAGAGGGAAGAATTCGGGCTTGTACTTGCGAATCTCTTTGCTGATGCACTCACCACGGAAACCGGCGTGTACCTTGCGGATATAGCTGTCCGGCTCTCCCAAAATGTCCGCCTTGCGTACCTTGACGAGCATCGCCAGCAAGTCAGCGATATCGCCTTCCATGTGTCGAAAGTTCTGCGTCATCAACAGAACATCTTGGTTGAAGTGGCGATGCAACTTGAACCACTCTACAACCTGCGGATCTGTGCGTGATCGAGGTAATGAAACGTGGCATTCATCGACCACAAACAGGCACCCCAAGCCCTGAGGGCTGCGCCATGTGTCGTAGTAGTCCCAGACACCAGAGAAAACGGTGGAAGGGCTTTTGACACGAACGAAAGGGCCATGCTCACCGGCATAAATGCGCGGAGGTTCTACGGGGCCGAGCTCGAAGGCGTTACCGTTTCCATCCTCGTCCATGCGGTTAGCGTCCCATGTTCCCATGGGTTCGCGGGGCTTTCGTCTCAGTTCAATAAGGCCAGCAAAAGAGGGGTCAAGGGCGGTGAACTGCTCCACGATAAGAGGGAGGTTTGTAACCACTTTGCGACCACGGCGCAAAGCGGCCAGTACGTGATAAACGGTAGCTTCATAAGACTTTCCAGACCCGGGGATTCCTTCGAGACCATTGATCATTTAAGACCCCAAACGAACGAACGGAATGAGCTGCATTCCAAAGCGAATAGCTATTGCAGAACCAACGATTGCAGCGGCTTGACCACCACCCAAGAGGGCGAGAACGTTGAGTGCTTCTTCGGGTATGGAGCCGAAGGCACCGAGGTTTGAAGTGATAGCGGAGGTGTCAAAGGCGTTGAGCGCATCAACGGCCAATTTCATTGAAGATTCAAGGCACCAACAAACAGCGTCTACGCCAATATCCCAGAGGGAAACGAATACGCCTTTGAAGAGGTTGCCGAGCCATGTGAGAACGGCGGCGAACTTGGCAAGGAGAAGGGTAAAACCTTGGACCATTTAGCCCCCGAAGATCAGAGCACGGGCCAAGAAAAGGGCGCCAATGATGGTGAAGATTTTGGCGATGGGCCATATCCAGCAAGGGGGAGCAACATCACCAGAACCGAAAGTGCCGAGAGAGCCGAAATCACTTGAAACCATCCAGACCGGACACGTTCCGGTTTCGGGGAATGTGGGAACAAGGGAGGAGGTTAATTGCCCGATCTTGGAGCCCTTCACTTTGCCAATCTGGGTATCCCATACGCCCTTGATTCCGTCCGGATACTTTGGTGTGTAGAGCTTTGGCACTTCGGGCAATGGCGAGTCCATGGGGGCCGCTTCTTCAACTTCTTTTTGGTCGGTTGTGGTGGTGGTTGAAGTGCCGTTGTTGATGGTGGTGCTGACGCTGGTCGTGGTGTTGATTGTGTTGTTGTTGTACGTGTTGTTGTAAGTGGTCTGGGTTGTAGTCGTTTTGGCTGGCTGGCCGTTCTGGGCAGGTGTTGTGCTGGTGGTGGTTGGGCCAGCTACAGAGGCAGGTCCGGAAACAGTAGGTTGACCGACAGAAACGCTCTGACCGGAGTTGATGGCATCGGCAACAGTTCTGGCAATGGAATCGGTTGTAGGCCATCCAGACTCAGAAGCAATTTTGTTTTCTAAATCGGTGATCGAGGCTTTTGTAGTCGAGCCTTCAACGCCATTTACGAATGTCACAACCTGTTGCAGTGCAATACCTGCTTTAGTGGGGTGCGTGAGTCCTACTTTGCAGAGAGTGACCGCGGGGGTCGTGGTGGCGGCGTAGTCGGGATAGCTGGTTGAGACAAGCCAGTTCTTGTAGTCCTCGCAAATGGCTTGATACGTGGGCTTTGCAGGGAAAACGCCGATCTTGTAGCCACCAGTAACGGGGGTTGTCACTTTGTCGACTTCGGGGCCGTTGCCGTTGTTGTAGCAAGAGTAGCCAAGGTCGTTACAGAGGTCATTGAGTGCTTTAGCAATGCTGCCGACAGCATAAACAGCACCAGCGGTTTTAAGAGCAGCGCCGCCAACGCCCCTGGCGAATTTGCCGACAGCGGCAGCAGCTTCAGCCCTTGATATGGGAGCGCGAACACTAGTGGGAAGGCTTCGACCGTTCGGCAGGGGGGTGCTCATTTCGCCGCCCACGGTGATGCCAGTGGGGGCACGTGCTACGCCAAAATTTCCAGCAGTGGACCAGCCGGAGCCGTTTGTGGGTGTTGGGGTTGCGACAGTGGTGCCTACAGGGTATTCGAACGAAGTACCCATGCCGCCGATGGTGTTTGACGGGAAGTTAATAGTCTTTGTGCCACCAACCGTAGTAACGGTGACAACAGCAAAAGCAGGAGAGGCGGCAAAAGCCAGCAGGAGGGCAAGGCGGCGCATTATTGCCCCCTTAGCCCAGAGACCAAGCCCACCCCCGCCAATGCGCCCAAGAGGACGATGGAGGCCCAAAAAAGCGCAATGAGAGGGGTAGCCATGCGAACGCCTTAAACCTTGCGGATAACGCGCTTGGAGATGTCGCCGCCCTTGAAGGCGATGGCCACACCAACCACCAGCACCAAAGCTGCGATCACCTTGACAGCCACGCCAGACAGGTCAACGGCGGCCATCACTTGATCAAAACCGGAGTCAGCAGCGTGTGCAGAAACGGTTGCGCCAGTTGCCAAAGCGATTGCAGTCAGGCGAGCGATTTTTTGTTTGAAGTTCATTTTCAGTTTCCTTGAGTTGAGGTTGTTTGCTGGAGAAATTCCAGCTTTAAGCCCGAGGGCTTAGAGCTGGCGATTCACAAAGCACTGATGACCTTTTTGGCAGCCGCTGCAACCCAGCCAATGCACCAAAACGAGAGAACGGAGCCAAGGCCGAAACCGAAAGCGGTTGCAATGTTTTGAGGGGTTATTCCCCACGCCTGAAAATCAGGCGGTGCGAGGGCGAGGGTCACTGTGCAGGCTTGGGCGCATTCAACGACGGGCATCAGTCATATCCGTGGTCAAGGCTGTTGTAGCCACAGTGATGGCAATGCCAGTCGCCTGTTGGTTCATAAACGTTGTCGGCTTCCGTGAGTTCGCCGCCGCATTCACGGCAGTTAAAAGTGCCGTCGTAAGTTCCTTCTTCTTCATCCATGGTCAAGCTTTCAGGGTTCGTTTTGCGTCTTGCAGTCCCATGCGGAATAGCTCGACGCTGGTGGTGAATGCCTGGGCGATATAGACCCAAGCGGCGGGGATGTTGCGGAGTGTTTTCACTGGTAGTCGTCCTGAGTTCCCAATCGGTCGAGATCGATGATTTGGGGGAGGTCGTCAACGTCGCACCAGTCTTCGACGAGCTGCACAGCCCGATCAATTTCGGGGACAACACCAACGCCTGCTTTTTTGAGGTCGAGGGTCCATTCGGGTTGACCATCGTCCGACGAAGGAACGAGAAGGCGGCCCGTGCTTTTCGACTGGACGATGTATCGGGGCATGTTTAGGCCTGAGCGCCCGCAGCGCGGCGAATTTGGATACCTACCAACACCACCTTGGCGGCGTCACGGCCTTGGGCATCCTTACCAGCAACGATGTCGAATTCGACGTCAACGGGCACACCGGCAGCGGGCCACGATTTCTCAAGGTGTGCCCACTTGGAGAACTCGGAAGCGTCTCCAAACTTGTAGGGGACTGTGACGATGCCAAGTGTTTTTGAACTGGCGTTCGCTGCCAAGTCGGCTGGCAGGTAGAAGGTTGTAGAGCTGAATTTGTTGTCTTCAACTTGGCCTTCACTTGCTTTGATACCGAATAGGGTTTGCTGTGCTTTCATACGCATGGTTTTGTCTTTCGTGGCCGGTTTTGTTAAGCGGCTAATAAGGTGTGGCCAGCACCCTCGCCGCTGTTGGTTACTGAAAATGCGCCGAGCAAATCGGACTCTGAAAACTTGCGGAGTCGCCCTGGCAATTTGTGTTTGCGCCAGTCGCACAGCTCCAAGAATTCGGACTCACTCAGGTACTTGAAAGCGGCGGCGATCGTGGGAGCAGCAGACGTGAAGGCCCAGCGGAGGTTTCTGGAAATCTCAGCCTTGACTGTTTGCAAGGGCAAAGCCTTGTGAACTGAAATCTTTTGAGGGATTGCGGGGGCTTCGTGCTTCACGAGCTGGAGCTGATGCCAGTCGGAAGCACCTGCAAAGAAGTCGGCAGGGCGGCGGAAAATGTCGGAAGGCAAGACGCGGTTTTGATCGCCGTAGCGCAGCTCAATGCGGACCCATGGGCTGTTTGCTTCACGCCCGAAAAGTTGGTCGCCTTTTTCGTAGATGTTGGTTTCTTTGCCGTTCTTACGAGAGCCAACGTAGAAGGAGCGTTCACGACCATTGACCCAATCGCCTTTGACGTCTGTTTGCGGCCTACGTCCGCGAACGTCGAAGCCACCAGAGAGATACAAGTCTTTCAGACCGTCCATATCAAGGCCACCATCGAACAGATCTAGGGCCAAGTCAGCACGGGTAATTTTTGCTTCGTGCTTGTCGATCAGATCAGCTATGCGGTCAGTCCAACCGGCAGCGGCAAACGTACAAGCGTGGCCTTCAATGTTGGCGTGAATGGTCTGGTTTTGCGCTTGTGCGCTGTGGCTGTTTGAACCAGCCATGAACCCCACCCAGCCGCAGGGGTGGCCCTTGCGTTCGATGATGAATGAGTACTTGTAGAAGTCTTTGCCGCCCTTGATCTCTGGCGAGACTTCAAACTCTTCGCCCAAGGCTTCCACGATCTCTTTTGCGAGTTCGAGAGCTTGACCGGATGCCCACTGAAAAGCCGGTGTTTGGTGTTCGGCTTCGTAGGCTTCCAGAGTGCAGCGAATGAGCCGGTGAACGCGATCTTGTTCGGACTCGCTCAGCTCGTCGTTGTAACGGGGCTTATGTACGACCATTCGACCGACTGAGGCCACTGAGCGTTTAGCCAACATATCCCGAGTGGGAAGGACTGGACCGCGACGGGTCAAGAAGTCAGGGGTAACACTGCGCAGTAAGCAGGTGAAGCGGACCCAATCGACATGGATAGGGGTGTTGTGGGCTGTGCGTTCGGCCTGAAGGCGGAGCTTGATTTGATCGCCTTCGACAACGATGGGGTTTGTCTTAGACATTTGGCACGCTCCGGAATGATCCCCCCGTGTTACCAACGGGGGGCAGTTCTGGCGCTATCGCGCCGGATGCCTTCCCCGCAAGCGGGGCCCCTTCCAGCGCTGCGCGCTTGAGGCAGAAATCAGCGGAAAATGGGCAAGAATTTTTAGGGACGAAGTAAGCAATGCAAATACAACTGGAAGAGATGCTTCTTGGAGTCGTAATTTTTTGGATCGCAATATCAATACTGATAACAGCCGTGGGCCTTTGGATCACGTATTGGCTGATAAAGGTCGCGATACGCGACGGAATCAAAGAATCGGGTCTTGTTGATGCGATACGCAACCAGTCAGAGCCAGAGCGAAAGCCCAAGTGGACTGAGCCAAGTTTGTGAGCTGCGGAACCCCGATTTGATGAACCGCGGGAGGCGGTAACGATGTTTTTTAAGTTCGTGATTTGGCTAGTAACGGCAATGGCGTTTTTTGCTGTTTTCAGGCTGCTTGATTCGTATGGAGCACCCCGGTATTGGAGCTGGGTAGTCGTAGGCGTTGCGGTAGCTCTTGGGCTAGTAGAGCTATGGCTGAGAACAACTGTTGAAAAAGCCACAAAGCGCGCTGTCAAAGAGGCGCTGGAGGAGTGGACAAAATCCAAGTGAATGATGGAACCCTGTACGAAGTGCGCAGGGGAAAAAACATGCTTGCTCATAATGTCCCTTCCAGTAAAGGAAAGAACTGATGGCCGAGTCCACCCGAGCCGATAGCCAACCACCGCAAGTCCCGATGATCAAGGCCGAAGATGTATTGGGATTTTTTTCATCTTGGGCGAGGAGATGCAACAGATTCCCGCCAGCTATCGGGACGCGGTTTTCAAAAAACTGGATAAAAGAGCGATCGCTAGCGGCGGCCCAAATAGCGTTACGAGCCTTGTCACGCAGGCTTTCAAAGCGGGTTGGATGAATTACCCGACTTGAATTGGTGGAACCCTGTGCAGACTGAGCAGGGGAAGCGGCCAAGCCACCATGCGCAGGGGAGGACTGCGCAGGGTTCCGTAAATCGTTGAGACGTTTTTGCATGGCCGCTTTCATTTCTTTTCACGTTTGGTGAAATGAAATGTAGAGGCTTGTTCACGTTTGGTGCAAGCTTTTTTTCACGTTTGGTGCGAAAATTTCCCAAACTCGAAGGAGCTAGACATGCCCAAAACCATTGAATTGCTGAATAAAGCGCTTGCTATCAAGAGCGCTTCTGAATGGGCGCGACTGTTCAATATCGTGCCAAGCACGATCACGAACGCAAGGACGAAAGGCAAACTAAGCCCCGCCATTGCTGGAAACTTTGCTATCGAATTAGGAGAAGACCCGACGCAATGGATGATTGCGGCGATGATGGAGAACGAGCGCGAAGCGCTGTTGATAGACAGGCTTTGCGCTGCAAAGCCAGAATGGCGGAAGCTGTGA